GTTCCGGTTGTGGGAACTGTAAACAAACCCGCTGCCAGATTGGCCGCCCAGTTGCTGACAGTTCCCACAACCGGAACCCAACTGAGCAGCCGGCACAGTGGCAGCAGCACCGCAAGGATCAGCCAGAGGCTGCCAATCGTTTCTACGCCGGATTTCCCCATTTCCTGCAGCCCGGTCACGATCATTTTCAGAATGCAAAGGCAAATTACCAGTGCGGCCAGTTCCGCCGCCCAGAGCCAGACCCGCATCATGGTGTCCGCATTCATCAAATCTGCCAGAAACAGCACTCCGGAAATCAAACTCATGGCAAAGGCCCAATGTCTGCCCAGGTCAAAGTATCGGCTTTCCCCAGCCATAGCCTCCATCCCTTTCATCAGCAGATAGAAGCCCAGAGCATCCGGCAGGATCTCGATCACCGCTGTCCCGACGGTCACTTTATAATCCAGGAGCACAAAAAATAAGCCCCAAAAAAGACGAATCATCCTTCATCCCTCCTGAGGCTTATCTTATCATATTCTGCTTGTGATGGCAATCAGAGAATGCCGATCACACTCCGGGCCTTGGCCGTACCCTTTCGGGTCTGGGTCACACCCCGGATGGTCTCCTCCCGTTTGACCGAGGAAAGTGTGCACTCCGAAAAGCTCTCCTGACCGGAGGAGCGGATAACGGTGATGGTAAAGGGTTCCGCCGGATCTGGTGGTTCACTGGCCCCCGGAGGAAGCAGTTCTTCCATTGTAAACGTCCATTGGGCATCCGCAATGGACGTCGTGTCGTTGCCTGTCTTTCGCTCCGCCGCAAAACTGACCACATTGTCCATCGGCTGTGCATTGATCTTCACCGAATACCCGGGCCCGGCAGACCAGCTGTTTTCCAGGGGCGTACCGAAGAAATCCGCCTCGATCTCACTGTAAAAGACACTTGCCATTTCGTCGAACCGGCACACATCCTTGACACAGGTGCCGCCCATGTTCTGAAGCACCGTCACCGCCCGGAGGGCTGCCGTTTCACAGGCGCTGCCTCCGTCGGTGGAAGGACTCATGATCACCACCTGTACCGCCGTCCGCCGGACAGACCGGTCCACCTTTCCCAACCGCACTGCCGCTACGGCACCGGTCAGAGCCGGGATCCGCCGTCCGGGATAAGCCTCGTCAGCGCGGATATCTGCGTCCCGAAGGGCATCGATCACCTGACTTACGATTGTCCCCACGTATCCTCACCGCCCTTCTCCACGCACATTCCCCAACAGTATACCGGGCCATTGCCATCCAGAATCTGTTCGCTGCGCCGGACCCAGTAGGCTTTTCCTCCCACCGTTACCGTATCCCCAGCCTCCGCTCCCGGCTCCGCAGGGCCGATATAGACATACTGCCCTCTGGGGATCTCTCCCAAGGGGGAATAATCCCCCTCAAGATACTGCCAGCTTTTAGACCGGACAGGCTGGAAAAATCCCCGAACCTCATAGGTTCTGTCGGATTTATGAAGGCTGACGGCACTGCCGTACTGCTTCAGGATCTTATCCACCATCCGCCGCATCTCATACCCCCCGGAAGGAGAAGCTGTCCTTCAGATAAGGTGCGATCATCAGCTCCGCCTGTGCTCTCAGGCAGTTTGAAGCCGCATCCCGGCTGCCCTTTTTAACGGTAAAATCCCCCACGCTGATCTGCTCCACATTGGCGTTCTCTCCAATGCAGCTTAAGTCTGCCAGTGCCAGCAAACTTGCCGCCGCAATGAAATCTGCCTTACAGTCCTCCGGCCGCAGCCCTTTGCGAAGCCGCGCCGTCAGGATGGAGACCTTGCAGCCGCACAAAGCCTCCAGCACCTGCTGCTGATGCTCCGTCAGTTCCCCGGCCAGCAGCAGCGCCTGGGCATAGGTCTGCTCCGTCAGCGTCATACATTCAGCACCGCAGCCGCGCCATCACAGATCTTGGCGAAGCCGGAGATGGAGGTAATGGCGGCACGCTCCAGCTGCTGGTCGATCAGCTTGTCGTATTCCACCAGGACGTCACCGGCGCGAACCAATTCCAGCGCATAACGGTTGTCAAGGCCAATGATCAAACCATCGGCCACGGTGCCGGTACGGTACAGCTGGGCGCCCAGAGGCGTACCAACCTTGCCGGTGCCCTGGAAATTCAGGCCGGTCATGGGATTCTGCAGTTCGGGAATCTTCAGCATCTGGGTCATGGTTGCGGTGGAGCAGAGGATGGTGTTCATGGTGTAGGGATCGAACTGGCCCCAGAATTCCACCAGCTGGTCGTAGCCGAGGCTGCCCTTGGTGCCGGACATGGGGGAAGTGCCCACGGTAAAGACCGCAGCAGCGTTGGAATTCCCGTCGCCCTCTTTCAGCACCTTCACCGCATCAGCCAGCTGCTGTTTCTGGATGTAGGCACCGATCTGGCGCAGCATGACGCCGAACAGATCCAGCTTCTGGAAGCGAACGGCTTCATAGGATGCCACCAGCATTCTGCCACGCTTGGTTAAGGAAACCAGATGTTCCTTGGTCTTGACCTCGGTGGTGGGGATGGCAGCGCCCTCGGCCACATCCTTCAGTTCCTTATCCTCATCGGTGGGCACGGAATAGATGGAGCGGTAATCCATGGCATCGATAACGGTGGTGGTTGCCACGATGCCGGGCAGGATATCGTTTTCCTCCATACCCTGACGGACGGTTCTTGCGATGTACTCGGGGAACAGCACCGCAGAATCGGTGGTAGCGAAGAACTTCTCCACAGGGGAAGAACCTGCGCCCTTTGCCCGAATACCAAAGCGCTTCAGCTGTCGCTGGAACGCATCGGTACCCTCCAGCGCAGTACCCCGGTAGTTCTCACTGGGATCCAGAGATTCCAGCACCTGGGTAAAACTCTTACCCGCCTGACGGTACATACCCTTTTCCAGTTTCAGATTGTCGTAACCCATTTTCAATTTCCTCCTAAGTTAATATGTGATCACCGAAGTTCGGTGATGCAAACAGTTTCAAATTTTAGTTTGCCGGGCAGTGCCCGGAGCCAATACGCGCCCGGCGCGACGCCTTTCGTTACTTCAACGGCCTTAGATTACAGGTTTCCCGGCCGATCTGTGGCAGGGGCTCCGCTCTCCCTGCCCTGCCGGTTTTATCCGTACGCACCCTGCATGGCAAAAATCGGAACATTTTTGCCATGCTCAGGATGTAGGTTAAGGTGCTCCGAGGTATCTTTAGTGCGGCCGGGGATTTCATAAAGGGGCGGATTTGCTGCGCGGGAGCGCGGCATTCAGCGCCCTTTATGTCGGCTTCTTTTGGAGCTTTTCTTGCCGAAACAAGAAAAGCGGATTGAACGCAACAGAACGATAAATTCCAAGTTAGCAATTAAATCATAAAGCCACTCTCAATAATCTCTCCCTTGCCGAATGAACCGCCCAACTGTGTGGTCATGGGCATACTCTCCGCCAGCCGGTCATCCAGAGCCTTCTGGAACTTCAGCAGTTCCTCTGCCCCGGCCTTCTCCACGATGGCCCGGAGCGTGGGCTCATCTGCCCCCAGTTCCAGACACAGGCACAGCCGCACCACATCATCCTGGATCTGTTTTTTGTACTGCCGTCCCAGTTCTGCTTCCTTATGAAGCGCCCGGAATTCTCCCTGGGCACCGAATTCCTCCGCCAGTTCCTTTAAGGAACGCTTTCCGCGCCCCATACCCTTCAGCACCCCCGCGTTGGGCTGGGCAGGCACCGCCACAAAGGAAAATTCATAGGCATCCATAGGATCTTTCAGAATGGCGCAGCAGAGCATCCCGTCGTAATGTTCCCCCTTCTGGTGGCCGCAGCTGCCGTACTCGCTTCCGCAGACGGAACAGACCGCCCGTCCCATGGCACAGCCCACAGAAACCTCCTTTTTGATTCCTGCTTCAATATCCGCAATGACTTCGTCGGCAGCACCGCCCCTGCGGATATAGGCCCAGGCCTTGATGTAGTTCTCCCGGTCTTCCTGCATCACCTCCGCAGCAAAGATCCGGGCCACCTGGGAATCGCTGCTCCACTTGTGATCCACGATGCCGGTCTTTCCGATGAAGAGTTTCGCCAGTCCGGGCAGTGCTGCCGTATCAAACCGTTCCCAGTCCCGGTCGATCTGATCATCACACAGCCGCAGGGAAAACACATAAACCTGCTCCGCTGTCAGTTTTGCCCGGGCCTGGGCGTTGATGGCCTCCAGCTGCACCGCCGTAGGCATTCCGCTGCTGATTGCTTCCGTTGCCTTTTTGATTTCCATAATCCTTAACCTCCCTGTTCCATGGTGCGGTATTTTTCTGCCTGCGCCCGGTACAGATCCGCCCGGGCCTCCTCCGTCATGTCCTGCAGGCTGATGTCATCCCATTCAATCTCCACCCGGTTGTCCATCCCTTCCAGCGCAAGATACGTCCGGCAGATTTTTTCAATGACCGGCTGCACCGTCCGGCGAATGGCCCACAGTTCGGAAGTCAGAATATCCGCCTGCTGTCCGCTCATCCGTTCCGTGGTAGACCAATTGAGTCCCAACAGGAAAGGAGGCAGCCCGGTCTTTGCTACCAGTTGCTCCAGAATCTGCCGAACAGGCACCTGCGAATCCAGAATCGGCGCCTCACCGCCGATGACCTTGATCTCCACATCTCCCACAGCCACAAAATCCCGAACCACGCCGTTCTTCCCGTCTTCCATAGCCCGTGCCCATTCGGCAGCCATCTGCTTGCCCCGCTCCTGGGCTACCATCGGATCCATCCCATCGGTGTCCTTGCAGATGACGCTGTAACGGACATTGCCGGCCCGTTCCCAGTTGGTACCGATGGTCTGGTAGATCTTCATCAGTATCTCCGCCAGAAACGGCATCCCCCGGAAGATGCTGACGCCGTAGGGACTGCCGGGCTCCGGATTCATGGTTGTAAACAGCAGGAGCTGCTGGTAGGGCAGAGGCTTCATCATGCCGTTCTCCCCGGGGCCCCAGATCACCATATCCAGAGGGCTATCTCCCTCCTGGATTTCCAAACCTGTCACATCCCCCCAGCAGACTGCCCGCAGCTTTCCCTGGGATACGACCATCTCGCCCACCGCCCGGCCATAGGTCAGCAGGCTGTCCAGATAACCGGCCAGAAAATTCCCGATTCCAAACTGCCCTCTTCCGCAGGGCACCACCTTCAGAAAACTGCTCAGCTTCTCCTGGGCTTTTTTCTCCGGGCAGCGCACCGAGAATCCCCCGGACAGCCGAACCAGCTTTCCCACCGCCGCATCCAGCACCGGGATCGCCTCCCGCAGTTCCCGGTAGATCCGTTCCTCTCCGGTACCCAGAGGCACATAACCCCGAAGGGCGCCAAAGGGATGCAGCCGTCCGTCCCGCAGCTGGCAAGCCGCTGCCGCAGCCGGTTTTTCCTTTCGTTTCCATTTCATTTCAATCCTTCTCCTCCCGTTTCAAGAATTTCAAATTCCAGTTTATGGTTCAGATACGCACCGCACCCCTTACCTTCCCCCTGGGGGGAAGGTGCCGAGCGAAAGCGAGGCGGATGAGGGGAAAAGCCACAAATACAAACCAATTCCCCTCATCAGTCACAAAATCCACCTTCGGTGTCTTTTGCGACAGCTTCCCCCCAAGGGGAAGCCATGGGCGCTGCCGCGCCAGTGCAATAAATACCAATTTACCTTCCCCGTTCCACGGCAAAGGCAGTGAATCCACTTTCCCGTTTTGCAAGAACTGTCGCCACAAAATACCGCATATCGTCCATGGCATGATCGTGTTCCTTTTTCACCCGGTCCTTCGCACCGCTGCTCAGATCCCAGACATACTCATCCATCTCCCGGATGCAGTCCCCGCAGCCCTCACAGATGACGATTTTCCCCTCTTTCAGCGCATCTGCTGTCAGCCGGATGCCGGACAGCACATCGTTCTCCGCCTTCCGGACATTCCAGCCTTTTCTGCGGAGCACCTCAATGAAGCTCGCCGCGGAAGGGTCCACGATCACCGCCTCAATCTTCCGTTCCCCGGCCAGCTTCCGGAGGGCCGCGCATATTCCTCGTCGGTCATCTGCCGCATCTGAACCCGGGAACTAAAGTAAAATTCCTTCACCCGGTACCAGATTCCCTCCCTGAGTCCCCAAAGGCCCATGGACGTGGGATTCACTGTGCCGTAATCGCAGGAAACATACCATTTCTGGAAATTCCCCTTCGGCACTGCCGCCACCATCTCCGGCCCGAAAAAATCGTAGACCCTTCCCTCTGCCTGCGCCCACTGACCCAGAATGAACCGCCGGTAGAACACCCCGGTGTAAAGGTTCTGATACCGCTGCCGAATCTGCTCCGACAGGGATGGATTATCCTCCATGGTAAAATGCAGCCGCAGACAGTTCCGCTTTTGCGCCTCCTGAATCCACGCCTTGTAGAACCAATGGGTAGGCCCTGCCGGATTGCAGTTGAACCAGAGCCTGCTCCCGGTCACAGAGCAGCGGGCGCAGGCCTGTTCCACAAGGACTGGGGCATCAGTGCTA